GTACCATCGGCGCTATTGCTGTACTTAATCCAAGTGTACGTGGTCACACCATCGGCACCTTTCACGCCTGGCACGCCCTGATTACCTTGCTCCCCCTTCACCAACGACCAAGTGTAATCGCTGGCCGTGTTCGACTCCGTTGCCGTGGTTTTGTTATACGCAAAACCAATGTAAGCCTTGCCGGTAGGAGCGTTACTCAGACCCGCGCCGGTCGCGCTGTCAGCGTACTTAATCCAGGTATATGTGGTGACGCCGTTCGCCCCCGCAGTACCAGGCACACCTTGCGGCCCCTCATCGCCTTTGAACTGTGACCATACGTAATCCGTCTTAAGCGAGGACTCCGCTTGCACTGTCTTATTGACCGCAATCCCTATGTACTTAGTGGCCGCCGTTGGCGTGTCATAAAGCCCTGTACCATCGGCGCTATTGCTGTACTTAATCCAAGTGTACGTGGTCACACCATCGGCACCTTTCACGCCTGGCACGCCCTGATTACCTTGCTCCCCCTTCACCAACGACCAAGTGTAATCGCTGGCCGCGTTCGACTCCGTTGCCGTGGTTTTGTTATACGCAAAACCAATGTAAGCCTTGCCGGTAGGATCGTTACTCAGACCCGCACCGGTCGCGCTGTCAGCGTACTTAATCCAGGTATATGTAGTGACGCCGTTCGCCCCCGCAGTACCAGGCACACCTTGCGGCCCCTCATCGCCTTTAAAACCGCTAACGCGGCCAGGTATCGCCCACGTTATCGCTACCGTATCATCAGCATTAATAAACGCTGTTGATGCCCATACAATTTGGGTAGCATCACTAGGGTTCGGCATACCAGTACCCCAGCCAATAGGATGCCGCCCTGTAGGCGTCTCAGGGCTATTAAGACCGAGCTTATAGCGAGTTTCCCAGCGTCCGCCATCCTGAGCTCTGATTGCCTGTTCGCCATCGATAACGTAACCATCACCGAGGATCATCCTCCCTCTAACCGCCAATTCCTTATTTTGAGTGTCGTAATACAATAATGATTTTGTTGGTTCATCAGGACTCGATATCGATATCGCATCACCAATAAAGTTGATCGCCTGAAAAACAGTTTCACCGCTGGAATCAGAAGTAATACCGATCCCCGTTGTGCGACCGTTGTCATCAATACCCAAAAATGCGCGAGCCTTTAACTCACCACTAGCCGTTTCCAGTGCAGAGAAATACTGACTAACTGTTAATGTTTTTCCGCTTTCAGTCACAATGCCGACCAGCTTCACACTATCAGCCAGCGAACGTCCAGGAACCCAAGTCTCGCCAAACATTTCAGCTGCGGCTGGTGACGTTGCATCACCTGGGGTGCCATTATTTTTTAATGAGTAGCCAATTTGCGCACGGTCTTTCTGTTGCACCAGTGCTGTTTGCTCATCAAAGCGCGCGTACAAGCTGGTGACTGTGTTAACGAGGCTTTGCTGATCATCTGACAATAAAGTGACTGATTCAATTAAACGCGCCACACGCTTTGATGCTTGCTGCGCTTCAATCTCACTCAGCCCCTGGGCTAAGTAATCCGCTAAAATCTGCGCGTCCAAGTCTTCCGCAATCCCACGAATATCAGTAAGCGATCCCATATCACGCAAAAGTTCTGCTGTTGCATCTGCGACTTTTTGCGCAACTTGGTTATCGATATGCTCTAAAATATCACCTGACACTAAACCTGTTCGGGCAATAATTCCGAGCGCGGTAGCACTACGGCCAAGCGGATTTATTGTGTATATCCAAAACCAATATTCAGTATTAGGCACCAATCCCTGTTTGGTTAACATCTTGCCTTGTCCGAGTCGCTGCGCACTGGCAAAGTCATCAACTACATTAAAATAAAACTCAAAAATGGTATTGATCGACAACTGCGAGTCATCGCCAATATGTGGCATGATAGTTAGCCCCTCGCTAGATACATCAACGTCAGCATGACTAGGGGCGATTGGGTGAGTTAACGTGATATTTAGCAATGCAATGGGTGATGCTCGACCTGATACTGCCACTGCAATTGCACTTATTTCATAGTTCCCTGCCGCTAACCCGACAACTGCAATAGATTCACCTGGCGAGGGAACTTGCACCGTTTGCACAACGTTATGACCCGATTTAATTTTGATAACAGTGTGCGATAACTGCATGGCGCTATTGCTCCAATAAATTGCCCCCGACACAGTATCGTTATTTACATCAGTTTCAAATCGTAGATCAGTTGGCGCTACAACTTCATTCGTTGAGCTAATTAGCGGCGGTATCTCAAGCGGTTTACCCACTGCATCGTTATACATTGAAGCCGTTTCACGGCGTACAACAAGCACTACACCGTTATCAAGACTAAACTCCCAATCTAAGACTCTGCATTCAACGCCATCAATACCAATACCAGGTAAACGCAAATTGATCATGCTACCTGGCGTAGCTTTAAAGCCGCGCAAATTACAGGGCAATTTCACTTGCATACCATATCTGTTTCTCTGGATAGCAATATGGGCCAAGCGTTGACATTGCCACGGTGATTGCACAAAATCCAAATCAAGTGGGCTTACAATTTCTTCACCATCGGCGGCGACATACTCAGCAACCGAGACTTGAGGATAATCAGTCTCAATATAATCTTGCGCTGGATCATTGAACTTACCGCGCACAGTATTAAATGCGTCTTGACGTTCAACTTCTGGCTGTAGCTCCACAGCATCGATCAAATCATCTTCTGTTATCTCAATCGAGGCAGGCCCATAATAAGCTGCAACAACAAGGCCCAATCTGCCCCCAACTTTTACCCACTCACCGCCCATTGATGCCAGCATTTTATCTAGAATAGAGCTGGGCTCCTCATCGATATTAAACTCTGCACCGAGACGATATCGCGGTTCTTGCCCCTTACCATCCGGTAACGATACCAACTCATCACACACATTTGCCGCGTTAATAAATGTCTCGATGATTAACTCATCATCTGTATAACTGAGGTAATGTTTTAAGTAATGCAACACCACCAAGGCATTGTTATCTGTCCATTGAATAAGCCCAGTGCGTGGATCTTCTACTTCCCATCCCCACTTTAACGCATTGATATTTGGGACGCCGTTAGGGAACAGATTTTGATCAAACTGTAAGCGGGCGACAAACCAAGCAATGCCTTTGCCTATCATGTCATCACGCCAGCTAGGGCTATGCTTTAACAACATAGGATCGGATACCTCCGCACCATCCTTATATGTTTGAATTAATACTTGATCTTGACCTAGGCGACTATAGTCATCATCATTAAGCTTGTAACCGTCGACCTTATATAATGGATGGCCTGCATGAGTAACAACCATAAATAACACTTCAGTTTTACCGCGATACTCTTGACCCTGTTCGTTCACCTCGATCAAATTCGCTTCTTCTGCGAATGTTAACGTCCCTGCGCTACGATTCTTGCCGTAGATGATATTTAGCGGAGAAGTTGCACTACGTAAAATCTGTTTCCGCTCTTGTTGTGTACCCGCTTGCATACGCTTGGCGGCCATGATTGCATAAGCACTGGCTGCAACTGAGATAACCAGTGCAATTGCAGCACCCCAGCCGCCTACTGCAGCAACAAAAAGCCCGATCGCTTGAGGCATTATTCCACTCTCCACATCAATTTAGGTGCGATATCGATAAGCGATACCCCCTGCTCAGTCGGTGCCCAAATCCCCGAAAAAACCACCCCCACGGTTTCACCATAAGGGCCATCAAATAGCGCCAAGTCACCGCGTTGGGCAAGCCTTGGGTCAACGCGCGAATAATGACTATCGAGCAATGCCGTTAACCCACCGGCGGCTTTAATTAGTCGGTTTGCGCCAAGGGCTGTTTTATATCTGCCACGATAACTTGTTGCGGGATCAACCCCTGTTTGCGCAATGGCGCAATCAGCCGCGAATAGGCAACAGTCAGTTTCGCCCCATAAAAAAGGCCGCTTTTTAGCGGCCTTTATAGTTTCGGCCAGCAATTGCGGCCAATTTGTGAGTTTAGTCATTAGGTGTACCTGAACGGTGCAGCGGTTTTATCACTGCCCCAATAGATTGGTTTTTCTGACATTTGTGCGATATAGCGAAAAAATCTATCTCCAACTTGCCGGCTTTGCTGGCTTTCATCACTAAATCTTTCAGTACCCTTGCGTGACCAATCTGCCAGCCTATCAATTAGCTCGATAGAAATTGACGTATCACGGGCATACTTTAATTTTTGTGAGCTCACACGCCCAGAAAACAACAGTGTAGCCGCCACAAATAGATCATCACTATTGAGTACAACGAGCCACACTTTCGCACGCGAACCTTGGCAACGGGTGTTTAACACCTCTTGCATCAGCGTGCCGTCTAATCCTGATAGTGATAAACGTAATCGACCAGGTTCTGTTTTGCTTGTTTGAGATACGGGATCAATGCCACCTAGCGCCCCAACGCCTTTATAAGTATATCCACTAATAACTATGTCCCCAACGCCGCTATGCACGCGAACTGCCCCCATTGGATAATGGATCTCAACAGCCAAACAGAGTGGCACATTATCGCGCTCTAACGCCGCCAAAGTCGGATTGTCAAATAATGAGATCATCGATAAATCGCCTCTTTAAACTTAATCGTGACATCACAAAAGCGCGGTTTGCGGGCGAACGGCACACCGTTATCGGTTAGCGTTGCCCACATCCACGGGTTTTGCGTTTCGATAACCGCACCCAGCGGCACGGTTTTTCTAAGCGGCGGGTTAAATGATATTGTTGCTAAACCGCTAGAACTGCTTATAACATCATTTTGAACTCGCTTTAGCTCACCATTGACAGTTATTAAATCACCAAAGGCCAACACCTTTGTCGACTTCAACCAACCGCTTGTTTGAATACTGCGTCCCTTTCCCGAGACCGCCACTACAGGCACACCTTTCGGCGGCGATCCCAAGGCACAGTGGTCAACAATTTTAATCGGCTCCACATTGCCTTTTAACTGATCGGTCAACACTTCCAAACGGCGGCGTTCATCCTCCAAAATGTTGGTAAACGTCATAGTGAGTTCAAATGATGCACCAGGTAAGGCGACACTTTGAGACACTCCAGTAAACGGGCTAGTAAAGCCCTTAGATGGATATTTGAGAGCAAAATCGTTATTACTTGGAACAAGATCAACCGGCCATTGCATATTAACTCCTGCTCATACGTTTAATCGGGCCATTCGAGCGCATATCGCCTACAACTTGCTGATACCCCATGCGCGCGCCCTCCATTGCAGCGGATCTTAGCATTTGTTCTAACTCAGCATCACGCGCACCGCTAATGTGGAAGTGCTGCTCTATATTGGCGCCGCCAGCCCCAGTCCCACCGCCCATAATGGCGCTATACATTTGATCTAACTGGTTTGCACTGCGGTTTGTATAAACACGCTCGCCCTTATCAAGTAGCCACGTACCCTCCCTTGGTACTTCACTAATACCACTGTGCGCCATACCGCCAATCGCTTGGCCTGCCGCAATACCGACTGAAGTATAACCCATCACCCGAGTGGCTTGTGATAACGCAATACCCGCAGGCCCAGGGAAAGCCGCAAGGGCTTTTGTGGCTGCTTCCTCTGTCGCCACGATCATGGATGGAATAGCCGCCGCCTGCTGCATTGCAAACAAGGCTTTATAAACACCCGTATGCTCCATGCCCGCTTGTTTGAGCATGTTTGTTGTCATCGCCATGGCATTGGTGGAAAACTGCATTAGCTCTTGGGCGGTGGCTTGCTGATAGGCTTTGCGCTTCTCGTCTTCTGCTTTTTGAATGTCGCTTAGGTTAGCTTGGTGAATCGTGTAAATTGCTTCTCTATCCGCAAAATACTGATCCTCAAGCTGTGCCTGTAACGCTTGATTTGACTCAGCTGCGGAATAGGCTTTTTGAAAGTTAACGGATAGCTGGGTATAACGGTCTTGATATGCAAACGCTTCTTGAATCGCGGCTTGATGATCACCCGCCGCTTGCAGGGCTAGCCGGCGTTGTAACTCTTGCTGTAAATCTGCAGTGCCCTTTTGATACGCAATAACATCAGGATTTTTGCCCGCCTCAATGCCATTGCCTTTACCCTTGTCATTGCGGTTAATACTGCCGGCATATAACTCAGCTGCTTGATTGATCCGCAGCTTAGTTGCGGCGAACCACTCCTCAATCCCTTTACTTGGTAAGGGCGCGGCGGCGAGGTTTTGCAAATCCCAAATGGCTTGGGACATTTCCATTTTAGCGTTGTTAGCATCCACGCTATCAAACAGCTGCGGCGCTGGCATATTGCCGAACGCCTCTAAACGGTCGGCCATAGCAGCAATATCATCATCAAACGCACCGGCCACTTTCATTGCAGCCAGTAGCGGCGAGGTGATCACCTTAAAAATGGTCGCGCCGATAAAGTGGAGCACCTCGGAGACAGGCTGGCCCAAGCTCACAAAGGCATATTTAAGGCTAGTAACCCCAGCATCCATGCCTTTGATAATGATGTTTACCCCGCGCAGGGCATCACCAATATAACCCGCGCCGGTCACACCGATTTGGATGCCATTGGCGATCATGTTATTCATGCCGCCCTGTTCTGCCGAGTATTTCCTAAACTCATCGGCCATCGCGGCGACAATCGGTGCTAACTCTGTGGTGATCTGTTGCTTAAGCGCAGTGGTGCCCACATTGAGCTTATACAGCGCATCGTTTGCCATTTCGACCTTAGCAGCATCCACACGGCTTAAGGTCACTCCCAGCGAATCGGCCTCTTTAGTCAGCGCCTTGATGCCCGCCGAACCTTGGTTAAGCAACACCATCATTTCGGGGCCACCGAATATCTGATCGGTAATAAAGGTTCGCTGACTCTGGTTCTCCACCTTTTGCAGAGCATCCGATAACGCTAAGATTTGCTGCTCTGGCGTCATTTTCCCGAGTTTATGAGCAGACAACCCCAGCATGTCGAGGGCTTCTTTTGCCTCGCCTCCGCCGAATGATGCCTCACCCATCTTAACAACCATCGATTCCATCGCGCCGTTAAAAGCATCGCCAGCACCAGTGAGATCGGCGGCATATTTAAGCTGGGTATATGCCTCCATGGTCATCCCCAAGCTATCTGCCAATTTAGCGTTTTGGTCGATAATTTGGGATTGTTGGTTATAAATTAGCGCCAAACTGCCCACGGCGGCGGTAGCCATGACGCCAGCAGTTGTTGCTACTGTGCTAAAGTAGCCGCCAACTTTGCCCGACCAGTCCTTAGCCTTGCCTTTTGACTTTTCGAGATCTGCGACAAACTGGGCGCTGTTTGCGTACAGCGCCACAGTTAAGCGGGCAATATCACTCATTTAAGCCCCTTTACATCATTAGGATTCGTTCGCAATTGCTGACTTGAACGTCAACATCAGAATGGTTTATCACTTTTGGCCCTGTGGACTCCGCTGGGCCGTGGATTCGCTCGCTTTTAATCGCAAAATGCGCAGCCCACAATGTGAGCAATTCAGTATCGGCTTGATGGTAAAGCAGTCGGGGATCTATCATCCCCAACTTTTCGCCCAAACTAAAACAAAACAGCATCCACGGATCAGCGGTTAGCTGTTTTTTGCGGTATCGATAGCCCCTTCAAGCCCAAAGTTTGCCGAGATAATCACCTTGGCCGCATCGATAATATCCATGTGACTATGTGAGGCCATTAGCTCCTGGGCGCTAGTCGAATCGGCGGCAAGGCCATCACCATCGATAATGCTATCAAGCACCAGCTGGGCGTGGGTTTTAGCCAGCGCCTCGCTATCGTGCGAGGTTTGAGCCTGCGATAGCTTTTTGTCATGATCAGACAAACGCGAAGCGGTTAAACGCTTAATTTCGTATTCACCGCCAAACAAGATAACGGCAATAGGCTTAACGGCCATAGCTGTTAGTAACCGATTTTTAACTGTGTTCATTAAATCCATCCTTAACCTGCTGGCGCTGTTTTGCCGCGCTGAATGCTGTTTTGTTTGCCTTTTACAACAAGTTTCATTGGCTGGCCCTTGTCGAGTTCTCGATGCTCCCAGCCAGCCAGCACAATAATCATGTCGGCCCAGCGAGTATTGGGAAACTCAATCCGCACCTTAACGGTTTCTTTCGCTTGGGCTGCGTCCAAAAATGATTGCAAATCGGCATCAGATACATCGTCTAAAAAAACAAACTCTTTTTCCGGCCCTTCAGGCAAATCGTTCATTGATTTTTTGCTCATATCAATCAAACGAGTGGCATCGACAAAACTCGCTGTTTCGCCAGTTGCCCCCACAGCATCGGCATCTTTTAGCAACTTAAGCGCGGCGGTTTCAGCCGCGACCGTGCCCCATAAAAGCCGCGTTCCTGCGGGTAATTTGGCATATTCACTTGGATCTTTAACTGCGCTCATATAACCCCCTAATGGTTAATAATAAAATCTCTTACAAATAGGTATTGTGGCTGGCCTGACTCCCCAGTGACTTTGAGATCCTTGCCGCCGTTAAAACTCACCAATTGCACCGAATAGCCCGCTAAAAGGCCGCTAAAGTCATCGAGCACATTAGCCAAGCTATTTGCCTTTTCTAAGCCGGTATCGGGCGATTGGTGATAAATCGAAATGCTGTATAAATCGCGGTCAATGCCGCTTCTACGTAGGTTTCCGGCAATTTTGCCGTGGGTTAATGCGCGGTAAACAACGGCGTTTTCTGCCTCGCTCGCGCGCTCAAGCCAGTAAGCAGGTAAGCCGGTTTGCTCGGTTAACCAAGCATTTAATGCCGCTTCTAACGTCATAATTAACCGCCTTTTTTAATGGCTTTTTCTATCTCTACCGCTAAACCGCTTGCGAATTTTTCGACAACACGCTCTCGATTTTCCTCAAGTGATACCCGCATAAATGGATCTGGCTGCTGTTTGGCCGTACCATATTCTTGTGCTATCGCTTTTTGGCTGTGCTTCTTCGTTGGGCCAACGCGCACCGCGACAGCGTTCTCGCTCCCCGCTTTAGCATCAGCCATTTTTGTGGTGATCTTGATAGCCTCGCGCATGTGCTCTCCTCTTGTATCAGGATCAAAGCCAGCGCCCGTTGCCATAGCAAATTGCACATCTCCCATCGCATCGCGGCCCGCTTTGCGCATGACCTTACCGCCAGTGGCAACACCTAGATTTTTAACGGCATTGTCTAGCTCTCGCAGCCCTTGCACATCCCATTTAATATCCATCATTGCACCTCTGGCCGCGGCTCATTTGGGTTTGACTCGCAAGTCAGCACTAACAGCTTTCCGGCCTCAATCAGCCCATCCACGCCGACCACTTTTAGCCAACTGTTTTTGTACTCGAACCAGTCATCAATGTTGACAGTCACACCATGGCGATGGCGCAGCGTGACCTGATAACGGTTAATGGCCTGTGTTCGCTCGCCGGCATCACTGGCAGCGACGCTCACTTGCTCAATCCGCCCCCAGGGAAAGCGCAGGAGAGCTAACTCTTTAATCGGCGCGCCATTTGGGCTTTTACCTGCCACCGCTTGATAATGGGCCACCCGCTTATTGAGTTTTCCAGCTTGCATTGCGGCCTCACAAATTAATGACCCGATAGGGATTAAGTAGAAAGCTGATCCCCAATGGAATTTGACTTATGTTAGCTTCGGTCACTGCTTCGCGATTGTTGTAGTAATGGCCAACTAACAGCAAAACGGCAAGCTCAAAGTCTTCACTCGCATCGATTGCGTACTCTGGCACAGGCAATGGATCTATTGGTCTGTCTAACTCAGTCCAATACACAACCCTATTAACATAATTTGCTACTGCTCGCTTTGACGAATTGAGATAACGACTCAGCAATAAATCTTCACTGGTATCATCAGCATCGATGTGCATCTGGCCCTTTACTGTAAGTAAATCCAACATAAATCCCCCATCCCCCTACATTTTTGCCATGTTGTTACTGATTAGACGCGTTGCTGTCTCGGCATCGCAGTCGTAATCATCACCGGCGGTAAAACTGGCCTCTTTTTCATGGCAATAAAAGCTGGTTTTTAACGTAACAGTAACCATACCTTGCGGGGCTGTTTCACTGGTGGCTGCTGGGCCTGCGCCTTGGTTTTGGCTGTCACCCTCCCCATCACCTGCGCCCTGTTCTGTGCCGGTGGCTGTGCTCTGTTCGGTGCCTGTCGCTGTGCTCTGTCCTGTGCCGGTGTCTGCATTTTTTGCCTCTGGTTTATCCGTGGTTTGTTTTTTTGCTGCCATGGTAAAAGCTCCCGTTTAGCCATAAAAAAGCCCCAGCATAGCTAGGGCTTAGGGTTTATCGATTAGGCGTGGATTAATTTACCCACAGCCCCTTTATCTTCGAGCAACACATCAAAACGATGGAAAGCAAGGAAGCCCATTTGATCGAACTCGGCATAACGCTCGGTTAGGCGGCGCAGCGCCATAGCTGCGACACGGCGTAAAATAACCGAATAGAAATCACCATAAAGCGTTGACGCCTTGCCAGCTGCGGGATCGGCGAGCGCCTGATCGATAACATACTGATCACCGTCAACGGTAGCAGGAGCCACGCCAGCAATCGCCGGCAACCACAGCGGACGGCCTTGGCTATCCTTCATCAACTTAAAGCCCTTAAACACATTGTCGTTAAACATAAAGCGCACATTAGGGCCGGTGCGATATGCCGGATCAATACTGTGTTTAAGCTGGATCAAATCTTCATAGGCCACGGCGGTCGCCAGCGCCGCTTGTTTTGATTTAGTAATTTGCTTCACTAAACCATTAATGTTATTGCCTAGGCCATCACCGGTCATAATCTGGCGCGCCTCACCACGGCCTAGGCGTTGACCAATGCGGCGGGCGACAAAGCCATCGATATCAATGGCGCTATCAGTTAATAGCTCGTTAGAAACCAAAATGATTTTTGAGGTCATTTTTTTAGCGCCAATAGAGATTTGGCCGAATGATGGATCGCCTTTTGAGGCTTCCTCATTTTCGCCAATCATTTCGCCTTCTTCGCCGGTGCCGTCCGTGGTAGCCCACGGAATAGGATTACCACTTGATGTATTCAGCACTTGGCACACATTGGCTAAACCGCCAAAGGCTTTCATGCTTTCAGCAACTCGGTTTACAAACTCTGTTGGCACGGTAAAACCGCCAGCGGCACCAGTTGCAACGCCCATCGCGCGCAGTTGCTCTTTCATTTCTGGTGATAATTCAGCAAAACCTTGGCGCAAGTAGGCGGAAAAAGCTTGGGCGCGCTTCTGTTCTTCTGTCGATTGTGGGGCGCTGCGCTCGGTTTTATCATCTTGCGCGTAACTCTCATCCTGTGAGCGTAATAGCTCCTCGCGCTGGATCAGGGCATCTAAATCGTCATGCTCTTTTTGCATGTCGCCCCAACGCTTGTTTTCGTCTTCGGAAAACGCGCGTTTTTGCTCCTTTGCTTGGTCGTTTAACTGGCGCATTTGCACCGCAATTGCGCTGCGCTTTTGCAACATTTCATGCAATTTCATTGAATTTACCCCATAAAAAAAGCCGCGAATGCGGCTATTGATTTAACTTAACTTTATTAATCTAATTAATTTGATTAATTTAATTAACCTTATTAATTAACTGATGGTTTGCAACGTGCGGTCGCGGTGTTGTTGCTCTTGGTGCAATGCCAGCTGGCGTTGTTCCTCGCTGTCATTGCCTAACACTTTTTTAGCTTCTTCCAGATCACGGGCGCTTACTTCGGTATCGTTATAAGCGGGATAGGTCACGGGGCTAACATCAATCAGCCGTGATACCCGAGTAATGGTGCGGATATACACGCCGCTTTCGTCCTCGTCCCATCGATAACCATCACTTGGCAAGTGGAATGCAAACGAGGACTGATCCACATCGCCGCGCTGAATTGGCGCTAACACTAAATCACGCACAGTTTGGTTATCTGGCGCGGTGATCTCATAACGCAGGCCCACATCATCGACACTTAACGATAATGTGCCAGACTTGGTACGGCCTAAGATCATGTTGCGGTCATGGTTAAACAGGCCGCGAACGTCATCATTTAGCACATCATCAAATGCACCAGTGGCGATCACTTCGACAAACCCGCCAAGGTTATTTGAGCGGGAATTAAATTTTGCCGCATAGCCGATAATTTTAACCGGTTCACCTTCCCCGCCGCCCTCCATGCGCACCTGATCAGGAAAGCTCAACATGCTACTTTTTACTTTCATCTTTGACCCCTTTGCCATCATCTTTTGGCTGTAGATCAGCCGATAAAATAAATTCGGATAACCCGTCTACCTGGTTCATTTCTTCCAGGTCACGGACTTCGTTTCGGTTCATCCAACCGCCACGAGTAGCAATGTTGTAAAACTCGGCCCGCTCTTTGGCCGTGCCACGCAATAGGCCGTTTAAATTGAACTTAACGTAATAGCCGGCGCGGCGTTCTGCCTCAGTAAACAGCTTACGATTCATTTCCTGTTCAAACTTCACCACCCACGGGATCATGGTATGGCGCACAAACTGAATCGCTTGCTCACTGATATTGCTAAACGTGGCTTTATCTAAATCGTTAATCATGTGCGCCGGTACGTTATAAATACCGGCGACTTCTGAACGGGAAAACTTACGGGTTTCTAAAAACTGCGCATCTTCTGGCGCAATGGTAAGGGCTTTATACTCAAGCTCTGTCGGTAACAATAAGGTGTTGTTATCGTCTTTTTTAAGCGTGGCTTGGGCTTTCTTCCACGCATCTTTTACCCTTTCCCACGATTCCTTGGTTAGCGCACCTTTAACCCCTACAACGGCGGTCGGCCTGCCGCCACCGGCAAAAAATCGATTACCGTAGTTTTGCGATTCCAGCCCTAATGCAAAAGCTTCACGACACTGACGGATAGGGCTAGTGCCCATTTTTGCGCCGCTGCCGATGGCTTTAAAGTGAAGCATGTCGGGCATTTGCACCGCACGAGTTGTTAGATCATCGTTGTTCACCCGATAGATATAACGCCCCGTTGTCGATTTTTCTAAGTAAGCCTCCCTTGGCCCCAAGAAATCTAACGAGACAACCTCACCCTTGCGGTTGCGATTGACATGGCTAAATGAATCACCCCAGCCGTTAACATGTACCATAGCTGTTTCGCGCCAATCGTAACTGGTTTGAAACTGGTTCGGCTCGTCATGCAGCAGGTAATAAAGCGGATGATCTGTGGCGCGTTGTACTTTACCGCCCGCATCTTTACGCAATACGTGCAACGGCAACTGGCCCAAGCTGCGCCCCAATACCGCAATACACGAGTAAACCGCTGATAGCTGCATTGCGGATTGCTCACTAAACCCAATCCCTGAACCTAAAAAACTATCAGAGTCCAGCTCAGATAGCGGCGTGGCTGGGTTCTCCATGCTGCGCTGCTCTGAGCTAAAAAGTAGATTTAACATGCCCGCCCCCTTTGCATTTTAGCCATCGCGATTAAGGCATATAACAGCAATAAACCGCCGCCCAGCATGAATGCTGGCCCAAGGCCAAAGGACAGATAAACGCCATAAATTAACGCTGAAAATCCGCAAAGGCCGATCATGTTTATTAGTTTTTTCAAAATATAAAATCTTCCTCGTTAAAATCTTCAAACGGATCGAATGCTTCAACCGCCAGCATTGCCCGCCCCACGCCCATAATGAGCGCCACTGCGCCGTCAATCTTTTGGTCTGGCTTATCTTTGCGCGGGAATACGTTTTCGTTTGCGTCCTCCTTGGCGGTCACGTTTGAGATCATCCAGTTCAACACCGGATTGCCATCATGATGTAAACGCCCCGCCTTAAGTGCCGCTTCAATCTCCCGCATAGGTGGCGATAGGTGCGCTACTTGCTGCGGGATTTTGACTGTAGTCATGCCAGCTTCGGTGAGCTGCTGCGCGAGTTGCACAGAACCCCAAGGATCGTGCGGCACTTCGCGCACTAAGTTACCCTCGGCAAAGCGGATAAGTTCATCGCCAATTTCGGTAAAATCGACCTCGGCCCCATCCGTTGGCATGAGTGCAGAACCGCCAGAATTAGGCCAAACGGTTTCTACCCATTGCTGGTATAACTTGGTATTTTTCTGGTCTGGATCGAAAATGGTTTCTTCAGGCAAGTAATGGTTACTAAATACGTAGTAATGCAACTTGCTATCGATTGTGCGGCTAAAGACTTTGACCACCGAGCACACATCGAGCCGGCTTGCTAAGTCGAGCGAGGGATAACAATCATCTGCGGCAAAATCCTCGATACGCAGGCTAAGATCTTCACTCGCTTTCCAGTGCTCATAGTTAAAGAACGCGCTGGACGCATTCACCCAAATGTTTAAATGTTTGGTTTTAAATATGTTGGCATAGCGAGGATTGCGTATGGCCCGCTGCTGCTGGCTAATGAGGTAATCATGCTTAACACTGACCCCAATATTGGGATTGGCTTTTACAAGTACCGCAGGATCTGTCCAGTCGTCACCCTCGTCTATGGTGTAGATAATCCCAAAGACTTCATCATCAGTAACCGTACCGGCTAGGATCTTCACCACATCATCGTGCAAATCTTTACAGGGGCCAGCAATGTTGCTGCCCGCTGTGGTGATCACAAAGATAAGCGGCTGTTCCCGTGCTCCCATCCCCGTTTGCATAGTATCGAATAGCTCGGGGCCGTCATGTTCGTGGTATTCGTCAACCACTGCACAATGGGGCGAGCTACCATCACCAGGATCACCGATAACTGGCTCAAATATGCTTCCGTCTGGCCGTTCGATTTTCTTAGCACATACGCCAAGCGCAAATGCAGACCGCAACGAGGGCAACGCCAGCGCCATTTGCCGCGCGGGCTTGAACACTTCCCAGGCTTGTTTTTCTGTGGTCGCACCGCAATAGACCTCTGCGCCATATTCACCATCGGCGCAGAATGTATAAAGCGCATTGCCTGCCGCAATTATCGACTTGCCATTTTTGCGCGGCACTTCGACATAGGCCAAGCGAAAGCGGCGCTTTTTATCACTGCGCCTTAGCCAGCCATACAGCACGCTGTGAATAAACTGCTGCCATGGCTCTAGGACAATCCTACGTTCGTTAACTGGCTTTTTAGCCCACTCGCCCTTGGTATGTACTAGCAGTTGGATAAAGCGGGGCGCGCGTTCTGCCGCCTCGGGGCTGAATCTATAGCCCCATGATTTATCCGTTTTGGATCGCTCTAAATCATCTAGGTGTCGCTTGCACGCCTGCTTAACGTATGCACACGCGATAATCCGTCCGTTAACGATATCCCGCGCATACTTATTTGCGGCGTTAACATTCGGAAATTTAGCCATTAGGTAAACTCGTTAAACTCATTTTCCCCTGAACCAGTGCCAGCGCCGCCGCCCAATAATTTGGTTCGAGATAGCGGATCAAGCCCAAGCAATGATCCCGTTCTGATAAACGATGTTAAAGCGTCTTGCCGTGCATTGATGGCTGGATGCTTTTTTTCGCTGCCGTTGTCCGTGGCAATAGTCAGCCCTTCCTTCGATATTTTTTTTTCAGCTTCGAGATACAGCGAAAATGAGTTGCAATAAATCAACAGCGTGGCGGCATCAGCCATAGATAACACGCCACGCTGGATCAAGATGGCTGATTGCGTTTCCCAAATACTGATCGCGTTGTCATCTCGTAACTCATCTGGCGCGGCAATTTTGGTTACTCGCTCAGCTTCATGTAACGCGGGCAAGTTATTCCCATCACGCGATTTTTTCCCGCCGCCTGCGGCTCTAACTGCGGTCATATCGTTTTTACATCCTGTGACGTGTCACACCTAAAGATCGATGATCGAAAAAAAGATCTTATTTAGCGCGCATAAAAATTGAGTTAGGGGGGCGGTACTGGAGCCAAACGCCCTAGCGATTTGACCCACCCCCCCATGATTTGAACGCTGAAAATGAGCGGGCAAAACGCCCCTTGAGGCCGCGAAAACTCTTAGGCCATGGGGTGATCACCTTCACCGCCGCGCGAGCCATACGCTCAACGGCAAGCGGGTTAGGTTGAGTGCCAAAAGTCCAGCAAAATAGCTGCATGGATTTACAATAAATCGGCCACCATTTCGCAACTTTCACCGTTAAAACGAGTCGTTTCGTGCGTTTTTGATCGGCTTTTTCAATCGTTCTGTGGCTGTTTTGGTCTTGTGACATGCGTTGCAAGTCCCTTCAAGGTTACTATCTGCATCAGTCCCGCCGTGTGCTTTGGGTATGATGTGGTCTACTTCTGTCGCCGGTATTATGTAGCCCGCGCGTTTATGTGGCTGGCATAGGTAGCTGTCACGCTTGATTATCCGCGCCTTGATCTTGTCCCAGTTCGTACCATATCCGCGCTGGTGTCTGGTTCGTCCGGCTTGGTGATTCTCCCAACCCAAATGCTTATGCTCAGTGCAATAGCGGCTGGTCGCTAAGTTGCGGCAATGTGGCGCACAACATGGCGATGGTATACGTGGTGGCATAGATACTCCCGATAGCCATTGCACACTACACAATGCGCAATGGTTATAGGTGCGGGACTGGTACACGCTGCTATTGGCTTAAGCCTGGCACTGTGTGCATGGTCGCTAACTGATTACCAGTCCCGCGATTCTTAACGCTGCTCGACACAATCCTTTAAGTCATGGATATAGTTGAGCAATTCGGCGGCACCTTCTTTGGTGTAGTAGATGCCGCCATCAGTGGTTTGATACCACTCAATCTTGGGTGGAGTCAGATCGCACGGATTCGCCGGTTGTTTCGGTAGCACGGCCATCGATGTGCAACCGACCAGCACTAGGCCCAAACAACTCAGCATTAGCATCAGCCGGTTTTTCATTCACATAACCCCTTCGCTCATCCCTGCGCATCTGCTTAGACAGTGCGCGGTTGCGTTCAAACTCAGCCCAAGCCAATTGAATGGCGAGCAATAGCGCGTTTAGCCACGCCACTGTTTATAACCTTCTGGCTTGATTGCGTTCTCTGCCCGCCCTTTGTTAGCGGCCAACAACTCAAGCAACCACAGGACCCACGCAGGTAACTTTGATAACTTCTCTGCAGGGATAAGCTGCCGCAGCTGCGCCCACACATACCCCACCACCGCAATGGTGAGCACTGCATAAGCGGCCTTATCTCCCAGCAATGCGACAATCAATGTCACAATGTCGAAGGATGGATCAGCCGTTACAACATCAGTTGCCACAGGTTCCGCAAAGGCCAAACCCGCAAAGCAGGCAAAGACCATCATTAACATCACTCGCATAACACCTCCAAAGTTAAAAAAGAAAGGGCGACCTAAGTCGCCCCGATGCAAACCGCATCTAGCCTCACGCTTTCTTTAATTCGGCTCGATACTGTTCAACGCTGATAAAGCCCCTAGTGGGACTCCACAGTTTTAGCTCGCTGCCATCAGTGTTTTGACGGCAATCGATGTGCAACCATCCAATATCTATTTCAATAAATTTGATACCCGAGTAGATATAAGGATTGTCGATTATATGTAAGTGGATCACCTCAAGCGGTGTTTTGGTAATTACATCAAGTGCGCGGCCGAACGTATGTTGGCTAGTCACTGAGTAGTCTTTGCTTTCTGGCGTTCTTAAGCCGCAATACTGCCTATTGCCGTTAATGTGCCAGTTGTTAATAGTAAAGCCGTTGTCGTAACCCAAAATGCGTAAGTTATCCCGCAGCAAATCAACAGCATTTAATATCCGGTTGTCCATGCACTCAATCGCAGCATCACCACGGCGCTGATAAACAAGGCGTGGAACAAACTCCTGAGTAATAAAATTTCTTAAATTAAGCTTCATCATCAGCCCCTTTGCGTTGTTGTCGGCGTTGGTCGAAATATTTAAAAACATCAAATACAAATCTACAGACGACAACTAGCAAGCCGCCAAGTGAAATGACCGAAGGTAAAAATGTCGAGGCGGGTAACTGCTGAGCCAATTCGGCGGCCTGCTCAGCCTTGGCAGCAACATCAGCACTAAAAACAAAAATCCCGCTGCCGCCGCCATACGCGATGATTCGGCCCTTTAATTCGCTGGCTCTGGTGATAAAACAAGTGGGCATAAATAATTCCAGACAATAAAAAAACCCAGCCGGTTAGGGCTGGGTTTACTGGGCTAGGTCACTAAGTTCTCGCATGTTGATTAGGCTAAGGAGACACCTAAATCAACATGACATAAACAATACAATAATGTGCAGCCGAATTGCAATGCAAATCGGGATAATATTTATCACAAAACGAGACATTTACTGTGACCCGTCACAAACTGCAATTTATGGCGAGTTAAAGCCAAAAATACGGGATAACCCAATAGTGGTGATTTTGACTAAATATTAACTTTGGGTAATGGCTCTAAATGACCGAGGAAAACAGGCGGTTTTGAGGTGTTCGCGGCCAAACTGGCCGCAATGTAGATCTCGTTATGCGTCAAATAACCATTATGTTAAACAGTGGCGATTTTGCGGAAATTATCTTATTGATCTTGAACTACCTTAAACGTCCCAACTTTTCTAATGCGCCCCACATATATCTCGCCAATGTTAGCGCTCTCGATATATGAAAAATCTATAACTTGGCTATTCAAAGCGCCTCGGGACTTCACCGCAGCATACAAACTATCGTGATCAAGTTTAGGGATGTTTGCAGTCCACGACATATTATCAGCCCCAACATTGATAAATTGAATTTGCATATCGGCTTACTCCATAGTCTTGGCTGCATCAGCTTTGGTACGCGGGCGCTTCCAAATCTCAGTTTTCCACAGCGGCTTGCACTTTGACAACGGCACCCAAGCGGCGCGATATAGCAAGATTAATGTAACAAACACAACCTGCAACAGGTTAAGCCCGATAGTGATTAACAACACTAAAGGAAATGCCAACCCGCTAAGTGTTCTCCTTATGTAGTCGTTGCGGATAAATCCAATCAACGCCGGCCTGATTGATAATGTGCCATGCTCATTTCTAAATATTACTATCATTACTCCACACCCCATTAATCCATTTACTTAAATCTAACGGTGGGCGTTGCACCACCAACCGTAAGCGCGGGTTACTCGGCCAATACCAGCAAACCGGCTCCCCCTTAAACAGCCCATTGCAACCACCAGGTAATGATTCACCGCAGCGAGTACAGGGGCCGGCTTTTTCTAACTTGGCCAGTTCGGCGGCTAACTTGCGCTTATCAATCTGGATCAACATGCGCACGTATTCATCACGGGTATATGGCTCCTCTGTACCGGCGCGAACGCGGCAAAGCTCGTCAAGGTCGGCCCGCTCACTGGCTGATAGTTTTAGACGCACCTCGGCAATATCAAGCGTCTTTTCCCGTTCACGCTGGGCCTGTTTTCGTGCCCGCGCTTTTGCTGCATCACTTGCCTTGGTTTTGTTCATCTGCATATTCCCAAACACCATCAGGAGCAACTAATGCGCCGCCACTTACACCGGATTTAGGATCACGATAAACAGCAAACCCTATTGGGTGCATAATTTCTCTATTGATCCTCTCTAAAAGCCCTCTCTTAGATATTTCATTCCAATCAATTGATTCAAATTCTTTCACGAGGCACCTATTAACTTATTGGCTTTTTTTAACATCGCGGCCACCATTTGTCGGCGGGTTTTATGCCCTTCACGGTCTTTTAGCTTATCAAGCACTTTTTCAGCTAATTGTTTAACTTGCTGCGGGTTAGTCTTTATTATGTGCTCTAGGTTTATTCGAGCGTCACATATTGACGTATTAATAAGATAATCTTCATTCAACATTAGACGTTGCTCCTTTAATGAATAACTGACCAAATAAAAACGCACTGATTGAAATAACAATTGCGGCAAATGTAACTAATAACCACAAATGCAATATTGAATTAAAAACGCTCACCATGCTTTCCCCCACTTTTGAAATGCCTTTCGGTAATAAACAATAAACGGCCCAACAACATCAATTAACGGTTTGTTTTGTGAATACGCTAATTGATTAAATGTTTCGATCATGTCTTTAAAATAATCTTTAACTTTAAAAATATTGATAGCTTGTTCCGGCTTAATCTCGCTGGCGATAACATCATCAGTCCCCATGCCGCCGCAGTCCTCGCAATCACCAGAACGCTTGCAACAGCTACATTCAATCGCACCTTTGCCGTTGCAAGCAGCACAAGGCACCGCCAGTTCTAAACCCTGTTCAATCGCTGTTTCTAACTGATTAGCACACCACTGATCGAAGGTTACAAAGTCCATTAAATATGTTCCTCTGTGTAAGATGTTCTTAACATGGTTTAGCGCCTACTCTGCCAACGGTTCTAGCTCACAGGCTTTAACATGGGATCTTGCTATTGTCTTGGTCGCGAACGGGTTTAAAATCGTCTTAATGTGGTTATGCCACTTCTCACTAGCGAGGCGCTTTTGTTCCTCGATGTGCGTATGAATATAAGCCTGATCCAAACCGCTTAACTTATGGTTTACTAGCTGCTCCCCTACGATGTAATCGATAGATAAATCTAGCCACATACTGCGGGCTAACTTTCGTAAATCGTGCGCAGTCCAGCGGCCATTGCTCACCCCTTGGATATATTCATTGGCTTGCACTTCGCTTAATGGTTTAACTTTATTTGCTGACGGGAATAAATAAGCGCCACGATAACCCCATAATCCTTGATTGAACTTATGCCATAGCAACACTTCAATTATTAAATCAGTGAGTGGCAATTTAAGCGTGGCGTTTGTTTTAGTTATCTCAGCGGGTATCACTAACTTTTTATTGTCAAAGTCGAGGTAATCCCATTTCAATTGACGGGTTTCGCCGATGCGCGAACCATAGGCCAACATCACAAACGCAAATACTTTAGCGAATGGTTTAGCCTCGGCTATCTCATTTAATAAACTCGGCAAATCCTTTTCAAATAACTTGGCATCTTTGGCATTTATCTTATGTTCATAAAAATCAGTAAAACACAAACTCGCGAGCGGATTAGTCGCAATACGCTTTTGTATATATGCCTGTTTAAATGCTTTCTTTAATATCGCGAAATGCTGGCGCATGGTTCCTGGTTGATAACGGCCCAATGACGGCCACATAAATAAATCTTCAATCAGCACATGATTTAATTCAGTTAATTGAATTAATCCAAATACAGGTAATAAGTGTTTATTGACTGACGACTTAATACTGACCTTGCGCTTAAGGCTTAAGCCGCGATCACTTAGCGCACGGTCGCGATACCAGTTTAATAACCCTTGGCATGTATCCCAGTTATCAATGGTCGCCTCGGCCCCTTTGCGCTGCTTAACCGCCAGTTCTGGCGAGGTCTCAATTAAGGTTTTAACCGAGACTAACGGCCAGTCGGCCACCTTGCCCCACTTGGCTTTATTATTGTGGTAGGTCACTAGGTGCCAGCTGCCACCCGTGCGGGCCTTGTTGATACGCAAGCGCAGCGGATAGCGCGGATCTTTAAGCTCAGTGACCGCCTTATCAGTCAAGGCGCGCTTAATTGCTTTGTCACTGAATTGAATAGATAAGACGGTCATTGCTCACACCTTAATCACAAAATTTGTGGATAACTACAGCGAAAACTGCTCTTTGAGGCGGCGGCGTTCCTGCAATTCTTCGATGCGGCGGCGGGTATCAACTCGATGTTTATTCGGCTTGGTTTGGCCGCGCTCGCTCGAATCACGCAGAGGGTAAAAAGTGTTGAAGTGTTCACGCATAATGCTCATATCAAATACCTAGCTCAGTTATTAAAAATGATTTAGCCCGTGAAATACGGACTTGATACGTTCTCAGGCTCACACCCATTGCCAGTGCTCGCTTACGCTGTGTCGTAAACTCGCCAGCATGTTTTTTATCGATACGGATCGCGCCATACTCAAACCGCAGCGACACCACATCATCTGGGGATTTGCTCGATAGCCGCATCAATGCCGCCTCGATGTTTGCCTCCATACTGCTGATATCCATCGGCATTGAACCGCCGTTACCGTCAAACAGGATTAGCCCTTTGTTCTCTATTAATCGCGCCAACATTGACGATTGACGTAAGTCAAACCCACCGCGATGCACCCAACGCGCCCATTCTTCAAGCTGGCAATCAAGCGCCGCCAACTTGGTTTTATCGATAAGCGCATCAGCGGCCATTAACGCGCCTTAACTACTAATTGAACGGGCGAATTAATCTTTTTGAGTAACCTAAATTCGCCCTCGCTGATCAACTGCTCAGGGCTAAATACATGTGAAGGGCTGTGGGCATGGGATGGCGAGACAAAAAAATCAGTAGGTAACACATTTACCATGCTATACATTTCCCCCATCGCACCGTAAATGTGAGCCACAATCGCGGCGCGCTGGCGCAGCAAATTAAGTTCGTCATTGGTTTTTATGCCATGAATAACTTTGATAGCTCCTTTAAACTGCCGCCCGTTGCACTCAAGCTCTAAGCGCGCTAGCCGTGCCTTAGTGTTGGTCAGATACTCCAAATTCAGTTGCTGTATACGACTGCCACCAATTCGGCTCAAATCAGATAACACCGCATCAAACACACCGCTGTCACTGCCTACGATCACTAAAATCATTGTTTTTTACCTTCATCTTGCTTACGTAAATATTCTGCGCGCCAAGCTTTCACATTCAGGTCAGGAGCGCGTAGCTCAACAATTGCTAGGGTTCGCGAGGCGGGGAAGCGCGACAGATAAAGCCAACTGTTAAACGTGCTTCTCTTAACGCCGAAAAGAGCCATTGCCTGCGGCGCGGTTTTTTGATGTTTAGTTAGCCAAGCTCTTAATATCACTATTTACCCGCTCGATAATGCAATTTGTGATAAATATTATCCCAATTTGAAGATTTTACAACTATATTTGCAATACTTAATACATTTTGTGATAAGCTGAAATCAATTTGGCAGCGGATGGATGCAATGAAAGAAAACTACATGATATTAGTCGGGCAGCGGATAGCGTCAGCGCGTAAGGCGCGCGGCTTGACTATTAAGGAAGTCGCAGCACAGGCGCACCCACCCATTGACCCCAGCACATGGGGCAACTATGAGGTAGGTTTACGTGGGACGAAGATTGATACCCTTATTCGTATGTCTAAGGCACTGCGGGTATCACTGTCTTATCTTGCCGGTATTGCTGATAGTATGAGCGGTGATGATGCGGCAGGCTTTACCCTGCTGACGGGCGGTGAAATGCCGGCTAAAGCCGAAGTAAAATATGTTGGCTTCAATGCGGATAAGCTCGCAGAACGAGGCTTTAAAGACACAAATTTGTTG